ATAACGTACGAGTCCCCACTTGAGGCACCTGTAGTTGTTAGTAGTATATCTCCTGTTTTTCCACTGCCTGAAGTGTTCCTGATACCACCGAACTCTGTAAAATCTTCGTCAGTTGTATAGTCTGAGTTTAAATCCCAACAGATAGTATTAGTAGTAGCATCCCACAAAAGTTTAACACTCATACCAAAAGTTGAATAAACGATTTTAGCTAACCTTACACCAGTACATGCTTTACCATCACTAGTTCTAGTTGCTAAACCACTTACATCAACCTTATTTACTGCTGCCTCACCTGAACCATCGGATGTGTTGGTCAGCTGAATAACAGCTGACCTATCACTATCTGACAGAGTTGTTGAAGTTACTGCGTCTGCCATATTAAACTCCTAAAATTAAGAACCAGAGAATGGTGTTACTAAGGTTCCTGAACCTAAAGTAATTCCTTCTACAACATATTTAGCAGTTGCAGCAGCATGTACTTTAACAATACTCCCTGCTAACCCACCTTTAGTTGTACCATTCAAAGTAATAATATCATTAGCAGCACCAGAAATAAAAGTTTTACCTGTTGCGTCTGTTACACCTGTGTACAATCCACCAACAAACTTATCTGTACCGTCTGTAACGATGGTCATGCCAGTTGCTGCTGTTATAACTAAAAATGTAAAACTAGCTCCTAAGTTATTAAGTTGATTAGGATCTGTAGGGTCACTAGGTGCAGTAGTAACAATTGAAGGTAAAGTGAATGCACCGTCTGCATCATTACACAACAAAAGTTTACCTGCATGATCATCTACAGTTAGTGTTGTATTAGCTGTTAAGCTAACTACCGCAGTGTTACCTGCAGAAATAAAACCAGATAAAGATTTAACTGGTCCTGAAAAAGTTGATTTAGCCATTATTGTCTCCTAACTAAATTTGTTGCCCCATCTTGGAGTAAGTCTGCCGAGTCAGTTGGTGCAACGAATTACCTCGGTTTATATTTATTGTAATGTAGTAATGAATAAAAAGAAAGGGGGACTATATAGTCCCCCTTAAATGACGTAAAAACGTCTACCCCGAAAGGATTAAGCTCCTGGTGAACCGTACATTCCACGCCAGTCACTAAAGCCGAAAGAATATCTTTCTCTTGCTTTGTATCTTACGTTTCCTGTTTCGAAGTCACCTTCCATGCCAGTTGACATAGGGGATCTTACGAAGTGCTTCATACCATTAGGAGCATCAGTCTTGATGAAGAAAGCATCAGTATCTGTTAGATAATGGTTAACAACGTAACCTTCTGGGAACATTCCCATGTTTTTCATTGCGTTGATGTCATTATCAGAAGTTGATACTCTTCCTGGAGTTTGAAGGATTCTCTCAGCTACAAATTGCAGTTGAGGAGGAACGATTAATTTTCTTGCTTGAACATTAATTTTAATTCCTCTCTCGTCTTTAAACTGAGAAATATCGATCAAAGCATTCTCCAATGAAGTTTCATTCAAGTCTGCAGCAGTTGAAGGTTCATTTGACTGATCGCCAGCTGTTAAAGTTGGGTGATCGGTAGTCATTAAAGGTTTGCCGTCGCCTCCTGGGAAGGAAGTTGAGAAACCATTGTTAAGAACATTCGCAGCTTTTACCTGCTTGGTGTTAGCCATTGAACGTGCTAAAGCCCTTGTATATCTAGAAGATAGGCTATCGTAGAGGTTATCTTCGATTGCTTCTTCTGTCAATGAGAAGGCTAAAGCGACAGTTTCATGGGTGTAACGAGATGTGAAAGTTTCTTGAGCTGTGTCATAACTAACTGAAGCACCTTCCCCTTTTACAGGAGCTTGTGCAAAGCCAGCTAACATTACTTCCTCTTCGAAAGCTCTGTCAGAATTCTCAGTATCAAAAATTTCCGCATGTTCGTTCTCATAACGATCGTACTCTAAACCAAAAAGTGCGTTCAATCCTGGTTCGAGTTCTTTTACTAGTTGAGCTCTATTAATTGCCATTTATATCACCTTTTAGTCGTTGCCGAATACAGAAGCTGGGAATATGAATAAACCTCTAGCATATTGCCCAATTGAGTTGTCTGGTCTATCGACGAAGCCAACCTGTTTAGCAATACCACTAGCAGTAGTAGTAGTCACACCTTCTTTAGAACGGTTGTTGTTAGTATCACCTGCAGTTGTAGAGATAGTATGTACTTTACCGACGTCTGCTTGAGTAGGAGTACCTGTGTACTGTGCCTCATAGACTATATCGGGATCAGCATATACATATGCTTTAGCATCTGCAGAACCTAGTGTTGCGGTACCATCTGGCCATTTTCTGGACCAAACTGGAGTACCATCTGTTGCTGTGTATTGTACACCGTAAAACACACCTAGAGGAGCGTCGGTTGCACCACCTTGAAGAACGTAACCACTTGTCAATTTCACGACATCACCTGAAAAAATATCACCTGATGCCCCACTTGCGATTGCGAACTCTGAAGGTCTAATAGTGCCACCACTCATATGGTATGCTGGTGTAAATCCGTTAGGATCATTTACATTAGCCATTTATATCACCTTTATTGTTAATATAAGTTCAAAATATAGTTCTAAAGTACTAGCCTTTAGAACCTCCGCTTCCAAAAGTAATCTTAGATGACCTAGACGGATTGTCTATAGGCATAATAGGATTACTCTCTCGCATAAGATTATTGTCCACTGCATCCATCTGATCGTTAGCAAGTCTGGCGTAATATCGCCTTCTTTCTTCGATCGTCTCGATTGGCATCTTAGCGAGGATTAAGCCACCAACTCCTATGACTCCAGCGTGTTTACCTTCATCAAGGGATGGTGCTTCAAAATCAGGATGGTCTTTAGCCATTACTGGCTCCCAACCTTCACGAATACGTTTAGACATATTCGCTTGATCTTGTTGCCCAACCATTGACTCACGTATCCATCTGTATACATAGCCCTCTGGTGGATTGGGTGCGTCTAATAAAGACGGTGGACTCCATGGTTTTAGGCGAGAAGTTTTTTCTCGGCTTTCTGCAGATCTGGAGGTTCGATCTGTGTTAGTAGTTTCATTATTTTTATCTACCATTTTCTACTCCTTAACATGCTTAGCATATTCTTCTAGTGGCACACCTAATCTTTTTGCTATTGCTACTTGACTCGGTGTGAGTTGTACTTTTCTACGTGAACGTGTTCTTGCTGTTGTAGACCCTCTACTTGAACCAGCTACTACCTCGTTCACAGTGTTCTGTTGAGTTTTTCCTAATTTATGAGGAAAAGCCTCAGCCATTCTTTTATCCACTTCTGCGTAATAGCTATCAGAAGTTGGATCGTAACCCTCTTGTTCTACTAGTTGCCTATGAAAAGCAAAAGCACTAGTAGTCATAGCTACGTCAGAGCCGAACCATTCGTTCTGTTTAGCCCATTCCTGAGCTTTAGGATCTGCTTCTACTTGAGCTTGTTGTTGAGGTTGACTTCTAGATTGTATTTCTTTTTCAACATCAACAACAGGTTCTTGTACCTCTTCAGTATTTTTTGCTTTGACTCGATTAAGGCTTTCCTCTTCTACTGCTAATTTAGCAACATCTTTTTGAGCTTCGAGCATTGCGTCTGTATCGCCCATCTCGTATGCCTTTTTATATCGGTCTTGAGCAGACTGAAGTTCAGACCCAACTCTACCTTTATACTCATCATATAAGTTCTGATCAGTTTTTGAAAGTTTATTTTTTGTCTGATTAAGTTCACCCTGAACAGACTTAGCATAATCTATTGCTGCCTGTTCACGTCTTTCAGCTTCTCGAATCTTATAAGTAAGTTTAGCGATACGTTTTTTAACGCCTTCACTATAATCTTCAATCTCATCTGATTCTTTAGCTTCTTCTTTTTTAGGTTCTTCTTGAGGTTGTTCGTCTTCTACAACTACGCCCTCTTCATCACCTTCAGTTTCAGGAAGTTCAACTTCCGTCAACTCTTCTTCTTGTTGCAAGGCTTCATCTGCCATGTTTTGCTCCTGTTGTTGCGTGATTCATATTAGCCTGAAACTATATCCTCAGGATCAGTTATCACTGCTAATACATCATCATCGTTTAATAATCGC